TTTGTAATTTACGTTATTTTCTCCTCTTAACTCTAAAATACGAGACCATACTTCAGGAGTACCATTTTTTTTATCAAATAAAATTACTATTTCATCTTTTTTTCTTCTATGTTTAAGAAGAAAGTTTAAAAGTTTAGTTATTTCATCTAACTCATTGCATACTGTAATTGCGTAACTTAATTTCATACTTATTCTGGTAATACCCCTATGTATGAAAGTGCTTCCATAAAATCTCTTTCGTGAAAACTTTTCATTGTTGACATATCAGGTTTATGTGTTATTTTATTTTCTACTTCTTTTAATTCATCTTCAGTTAAAGGTCTTGCTTTTACTGCTGACCAATTCCAAGTAGAACTATTTTGTCCATTAGCAAAAACCATACCTAATTGTTCTTCATTTATTGTAGTTGGTAGCCAAATTAGTTCTGTATTTGGATCTGTCCATGCTAAGTCTTTGTATAACTCAGGTAAAAGTTCAATTTGTTCTTCAAAAAAACTAGATCCTGCTTTCATTAAGGTATTAGTCCAAAAACCACAAGATAAACTATAATAATTAGTTATATTTTCATTAACTCTCATTTTATAACATAAATCTCCTCCACTTTTGGGACAATTTACTATTTCATCATATTGCATAATTATACTTTTTTAAGTTTTGGTATTTTTAATTCTGGTATTTTTAGATCTAAAGGTGTTGAAAATTCTGGTAGAACTTCTGTTAAATGATTATCAATTAATTCACTCATATGTTCTCTACTAAAATTATTTTTAGCATAATATGCTTGCCTTTTAGCATTATTTAATTTTAATTTAAAATTATTATACACACTTCTTAAGGCTTCTCTAGCATAAACAGTATCAACTTGAAACCACCTAGCTTCTTTTAATAGCCAATCATTAGCAGCACTAGGATGTACATTTTCTAATTTACCTTGTATAAAAGTATTAAATTCTGGGTGTAGAAAATCCATATGACCAGACCAACCAGATGCTATAACAGGTTTACCTGATAGACTAAATTCTAATAATGGTCTACCATATCCTTCTCCTTTAGTAAAACTTACCATAGCCTTTATTTTAGGATGATTATATAAATCATTCATTTCAACATCAGTAAATTCACCGTGTAACAAATATATATTTGGAATTTTTTCATTTTTATATTCTCTAATATAACCATTTATTTGTTTTAAAATAGCATCTTTACCAGTATAAGAATTACTACCTTTACTACATTTTAAAATTAATGCAGGCATTCCTTTTCTATTTTTAAAAGTTTCAATAAATTCTTTTACTAATACTCCTACATTTTTTCTATCATGACCATGTGCTCCATTCATCCAATGACCTACAAATAGGTAACAAAATTGTTCTTTTATACTTGATAAGTTAATACCTTTAGTTTTTGGTTTTGAAATTTTCTTATATAATTTGGTATTTATTCCTTCAAATATAACGTTAATAGGTTTTTCAACTTTTAATTCACCTATAACCTTATTTGTTTTTTGATCTCTTTTTTCAAATTTAACATTATCAAATACATTTTTTGCAAATTTAGATGATACCCAAGTTTCATTCATTCTATTTATTCCTTCAACCCACTCACCTCTACATGAAGTAGCTTCAATACCAGCAGTACACCCAATATTATATTTTCCAACAGGTTGGAACTCATTTGGTATTGTAATTTGCATCCAAATATCAGGTTGTCTTCTAGTTGATGTTCTTGGATTATGTTCATAATCATATAAAAATTTCCACTCAGGATGGTCTTTACAAAAACCCCAAGGAGTTTCACCCCATCTTTGAGCTAATAATTCAACTTCATATTTATCTGATTCTATTATTGATTTTATTACGTCTCTTGATCTAGCTCCATAACCACTGTATGTGTCAAAAGGGCAGCTTATTACAAAAAATGGTTTATTTTTTTTATTCATTAGTATATTATTTTATGATTTATGAAACTTCTTTTATGTTTAGTTGCATTAATAATTTCATATTTTTCTCTCGGTTTCCAAGTATCAAATAATTCATTAAATGCTTCCATTACTCTATTAGCTTGATGTTTAGAAGTAAATCCTGCTTCATCACTTACAGCCCATTCTCTACCTTTTAAACCTCTTTTTACTCTTTCTTTAGGATCTAAATGGTATAATTCTTTAATTCTTTCGGCTACATCCTCAAATTTACATCTATCATCATAGATATAAGGTGTGGGAGGTGAACCTTGAATTGATCTACTAGTTGGATAAACTGGAAATGCCCATTCACCATGTTCTTTAAATGTACCTCTATGATTAGAAGGTATATCAGCATCAGGAGTAAACCATTTACCCTCACTATCTACAAATCTCATTTGATCCTGCATTCCACCTGTTGTATTTGCTATAACAGGTGTACCTGATAGTATTGCTTCTGTAAGTGTTAATCCCCAACCTTCATTGGAAGTAATTAAAATTTGGGCATCAGCTATATTATATAGATAATTTAGTTGTTTTGAAGATAATTTACTATGAGAGAAAATTAAATTTTCATCATATTTTTCCCCAAATAAATAATCATTTACCTCATATAAATCAGTTCCAGCATCAGTTGATCTTTCCGTATGTAGTATCATCTTACATTGAAGTGCATCTTCATATGGAAGAGAATCTAAAAATAATCTAAAAGCCATTAAACTATCTGGGATTTGTTTTCTTCTAATGTTTCTTGAATTAAAAAATAAAGTAAATTTAGGTTTTTTACCTTTAAAAATAGCTTCTTGGAAATTTAAAAATTCTTTATCTAATCTTTCTTCTTTAGTTAGGGGATGATAAATTTCATGATTTAAACCATGAGGTACATATTTGTATATTCTTGGTTTATCACACCCTTCCATTACTAATTTATTGATATTTACTGTTTGTTTTGAAATACCCATTAGTAAATCACAAGCTTCATAATATGGTTTATTATACATTGGAGCTGGGTAATCATCCCAAATATTTAAATATGCAATAGGACAATGTTTTCTAATTTCACTTTCCATATCCCAAATATATCTAAAATATCTAGGATCAGTAATTAATAATATAGCATCTGGTTTTTCTGTTTCTAATACCTTACGTAATATTTGGGGATCACCATATGAATTTACAGGCCATAAAAACACAGAACTATCATTTATACCTGCAAGATTGTTAGTATCATTAGATATGTTTAAATGTTTTCCAACTTCAGGGTGTTGTATTGCCCCAGCCATTTGAACCCAATTAAAATGATGAGCTGTATGTACTACTACTTCTTTAGCTACTGTTGCTACCCCAGAATGTACTCTGATATCATCACAGATTAATAATATTTTCTTCCTCTCACTTTGAGGAAGATGTTTAAAACTTTTATTCATAATTTAATTTACTTTTATTTTTCTAAATTAGTTTGGTTTGTAATTTTTTTCCTAAAATCTTCGTCAGTAAGATACAAAAAAATAGATCGATCTGCAAGTTTTTGAAATGAAAATTTACGTCTAACGCATTCTACTTTAAAATCATTAAATAGATCCGTTTTTACTTTTACACTTGTTAGTGTCATTGGTTTGTTTGCCATAATCTTGATTGTTTAATTAATGTTATTCATATTATACATATATATTTATTTATTGAAATCGATATTTATTCACAATATTTACAAGTACAAGGATAGTTTTGTTCTTTAATATTACCTTGAGAATCAAATACTTGTGTCATAAAATCACTTACATATCTATTAGCTCTACCTAATTTAATTTTACCACTAGGAGGACTAAATTCTTGTATTCTTGTTTGAGCCCAGTCACAATTTTCATATAATTTTCTTTTAACTATAAAAAATTTAATATTTATTTTTTCTAAAGGTATATCATATAATTCTGAGAAGTATTGTTTGTATAGTATTAATTGAAATTGTTTATCTTCATTCTTTTTCATTTTATCGTGCCATCCTCTAGTACTTGTTTTAATATCTATAATAGTAAATTCATCTAAAGTTTCATTATATAATACAATATCTAACATACCTTTAAATAAAATATTATTAAGCATTCTGTTTGGAATATTAATAACAGGCAATTCAATACCTACTAAATGAGTATTTCGTTTTGAAAAATATCCACTTACTTTTTTCTTGAAAAAATTTAATATTTCAATTCCATCTTCAAAAAATTCCCTCATTTCTTCAGCACTTGAAAAATGGGAATTATTATTTTGTTTATATTGTTTTTGGTATGCCTCAATAAATACTTCTTGGAATTTTTCTTCTAAATCAATTTCATTAGCTTTAACTTTAGATATTTCATAATAAACAGTTAAATATTCTTGAATGACTTCATGTATAGCTATTCCAAATACTAAATAAATGGAAGTATCTCTTTGGCTTATTTTATCCTTATAATGTAATTTCCACTTATGAGGACATTGTTTAAACATAGATATTTGAGAATAAGATATATTCTTTTGATAAGAATAATCTATCTCATGAGGAGGATTATTTTTAATCTCCTTAACTATATTAGGGATTTTTTTAGCCAAAATTTACTTTTTCCATTTATCACGTCCTACTAATAAACCAATTATTCCATAATTAGCTATATCTATAAACGTGTCTTCCATTCCTTCTCCTTTAACGTAATTTTTTCCATTAATTAAAAGATTTTTCAATCTAGATATTTTATCAGTTAATCTAATTGCTAAACCAGTAAGTGAAAACTTTTTATCTTCTTTATTAGTTAAATCACCTCCAAGAGCAATATTATTTAAACCATAGTCCATATGTTTAGCAGCAAACATTTCATACATTTCTTCACTTATTCTTTTAAATTCTTCTGATAATTCTGGGTATTCGGTTTCAAATGCTTCTACAGTAGATGATGTTTTAACTGCTTCTACTTTCCCAAATTCCTTTTCTTCATAGTATGTTTTTACTGTATCGCTCATTACATTACTTCTTTTGTATTAAAATATTTTTCTAGGATTTCTAATCTTTCATCTGCTGATGCTAATAATTTAAGAGCTTCAGTACAATTATCCCAATAGTCTTTTGTTGAATGATCACCAATTCCTGCTGGGTGGTTAGTTAATAACTCAATACTTGCTAATGCCTTATTTTTATCAGCTTCGGCTTCTGATTTTAGAAATTTATATACTTGTATATTCATTTTAGTAATTTTTTTAGTTCTTTATTATCTATTCCAACACGGTTTAATATATGAATAAGTTCATCACTTTCCAAAATATTTAAATATGTTTTTGCCTCGGATTTTGAACACTCCAAAATATCACTTAATTTAATTATTAAATCACTATTTGGTTGTTTAACACTAGATTTAATATATTTATTCCATTTATTATTTTTAGGAATAAATTCTCTATATATAGTGTATATTTCTTTTTTATTCTGAGGTGGAATTGTTTGTACTTCGTTTACAATAGGTAGAAAGTCACGATTCATAGATATAAACCTATGAACCATATAACTATTCCATAATTCCCAATCTTTATCAGAAAAAGAATTAGGATCAGCCTTAATATTATTTATTTGTTTAAGCCAATCCCAAATATTTTTCATATTATAAACACTCGTCTTTTAGTTCCTCTCTTAATTCTTTTGGTAATCCTTCTTTTAAAATTTTACCTGTAGATGGATCATAAAATACAGGAATAGGAAGGATAGCATCATCATCTGTACCTGCTACGAATTTTGAGATTTTTCTTAAAATAACTCCAGAAACAAATACATTTTTTCCTTCTGAGTTAAGAATTGCTGTTGTTGATTTCAAATCAACATTCAATTGTGGTTGTTTTACTTGTGGTTGTTTTGCCATTTTACTTGTTAATTATTAAATTATTTATTAAACTCATTATATTAATTTCTTTGTCTATTCTAAAATTAGCCTTATACTGATGGTCATTAATTAGAGCAGTTGCTGTACCTTCTTTATTAGGTAGAAATTCACTAGCATTTTCATATAAAAACCTAAATAATTCATCAAAATCATCAACATTAGCATCTGCTATTATTTGACGTATTTTGGTAAATGAAGGTTTATTTTGTTTTAATTCTAATAATATTGTATCTATAGAATTAGATGATACTAATATTGATTTATCTAATTTTAATATATTTTCT